CGGGCGCGCCCCTCCGCCGAGAGGGAGGCCGCCCCCCCCGCGGGCACCCGGGCACAGGCCCGCAGCCGCGAGGAGGCCGCCGCCAAGTCCCTGGTCACCGCGGAGAACAACCTCAACCAGGCCCGTTCCTCAGGCAACACCGCCCAGATCGCACGCGCCGAGGAGGGCTACGCCCAGGCCCTGGACCGCTCCAAGGCGGCGAACAAGGCCGCGGACCAGGCCGCAGCCGACCACTCCCGGGCCATGGGCAAGGTCGAGACCACCGCCCGCGACACGGACCAGGCCGTCGGCGCCCTGGCCTCCAAGACGGGCAAGACCAAGCGTGAGGTCGCCGAGGCCAACCCCGCGCTAAAGACATACGCCACCAACCTCGACCACGTCGACACAGCTGCAGAGAAGGCCGGCGCGGCCACCGCTCAGACGGGCGCCAAGGTCTCCTCCATCAGTTCCTTGGCCCGCTCAGCGATCGCTCCAATGCTCGCCCTCGGCGCGGCCGTCGGAATCGGCGGCTTCGCCTCAGAGGCCATCGAGGCGTCCGACGCCACCGACAAGTTCGTCTCCACGCTCCAGTTCTCCGGCCTGGACACCTCGACGATTGACCGGCTCAAGGAGTCTGCCCAGAAGTACGCTGACGAGACCGTTTACGACCTGGCCGATATTCAGCAAATCACCGCGCAGCTGGCGTCAAACGGCGTCGACGGATTCGACAAGTTGGCAGAGGCGGCAGGCAATTTAAATGCTGTCGCAGGCGGAAATGCGAACACTTTCAAGTCCGTCGGAATGGTCATGACCCAGACCGCCGGGCAAGGAAAGCTGACGACGGAAAATTTTAATCAACTTTCCGATGCCATTCCTGGTGCTTCTGGAAAAATCCAGAAGGCCCTGCTCGATATGGGCGCCTACACCGGCAACTTCAGGGACGCCATGCAGAAAGGGGAGATCTCGGCTGACGAGTTCAACGCCGCGATCCTCCAGCTCGGCTCCGACGAGACGGCGGTCGCGGCCGCCAGGTCCACCAAAACGATCGAGGGCGCCGCAGGCAACCTCCAGGCCACCGTCGTCGGCGCGATCAAGGACCTCATCAACTACGTCAAGCCTGCCATCACCGGTCTGATGGGGTGGCTGGCCGATGCCATCGGCGGATCCGTCACCTGGATCAAGCAGCACAAGGATGAGATGCAGGCCCTCGCCATCGGCGTGGGCGTCGCCGTCGCCGCGTACGCGGGCTTCTCCATCATCCCCACGGTCATCGGCTGGATCAAGGGCCTCACCCTGGTCCAGCACGGCCTGAACGCGGCGTTCAAGGCCAACCCCATCGGATTCGTCGTCACCGCGATCGCCCTGTTGGTCACCGGCCTGGTGCTCCTGTACAAGAAGAACGAGGCCTTCCGCCTCAAAGTGCAGGAGCTCGGCAGGACCGTCGTCGAGATCTGGCAGCAACACATTCAGCCGGCCATCTCGGCTGTATGGGAGTGGATCTCCGGGACCCTGCTTCCTGGTATCCAGTCGATCTGGAATCTCCTAACGAAGGGTGACTTCGACGGGAACCTGTTCGGCCTGGAGGAGGACTCTGCGTTCGTCGATTTCCTCCTGACCCTGCGTGAGGGGGCTATCGCGACCGGGGAGGCGATCTCGAACGCCTGGACCAACGTCATCCAGCCGGCCCTGTCTGACCTCTGGTCATGGGTCACGGGGACCCTGGCGCCGGCGCTAGCGGACTTCTGGACCGGTGTGGTCCAGCCTCTCTGGAACGGGTTCGCCACGGTGGTCTCTACGGCCTGGACGAGCGTCATCTCGCCGGTGCTGAGCGGCCTGTGGTCGTTCATCTCGAACGTGCTGATCCCAGTGCTCCAGTTCCTCTGGACGAACGTGGTCCAGCCTCTCTGGAACGGGTTCGCCACGGTGGTCTCCACGGCCTGGAACTCGGTGATCTACCCGGCCCTGTCTGCCCTGTGGGGTTGGCTGACGACTTCCCTGGTGCCGGCGCTGCAGGGGCTGTGGACCACGGTCCAGCCCGTGTGGCAGTCGATCTCCTCGGTGATCTCAGACGCCTGGAACTCGGTGATCTATCCGGCTCTGTCGGCGTTCTGGGGGTGGGTCAAGAACACGCTGGCGCCCGCGCTCCAGGAGTTCTGGACCAGCGTGGTTCAGCCGGTGTGGTCAGCCGTCTCCAGCTTCATCGCCTCGGCCTGGGCCAACGTCATCTCCCCGGCTCTGTCGGCTATGTGGTCGTTCATCACCGGGGTGCTTGTACCGATCATCCAGTTCCTGTGGGCCAACGTGGTGCAGCCGGTCTTCCGGCTCATCGGCGCGGCGATCCAGACCGCCTGGGAGTGGGTCATCAAGCCTGCGCTCATGGGGCTGTGGGCGTTCATCTCGAACGTCCTGGCACCGATCTTCACCTTCCTCTGGAATAACGTCGTCAAGCCGGTCTGGCAGGGTATCTCCACGACCATCTCCACGGTAGTGAACTTCCTGTCTAATACCGTCTTCCCGAAGATCAAGACCGCGATCGACAACGCCAAGTCCGGTTTCGATACCTTCAAGTCGGGCGTACAGACGGCGATGAACGCCATCAAGGGAGCCGCAGCGACACCGATCAACTTCGTGATCGGCACGGTTTATCGCGACGGCATCAAGAAGGCTTTCGACACGATCGCTGAGAAGGTCGGCCTGTCACTGCGCCTGCCGAGCGTGAGCACGATCCCGGGGTACGCCTCGGGTGGCCAGTGGCAGACCATGACGCCCGGATACACCCCGGGCAGGGATGTGTTCCACTTTTTTTCGCCTGACGGTGGAGGTTCCCTGCGCCTGTCGGGCGGAGAGGGGATCATCCGGCCGGACTCGCTGCGGGCCCTGGGTGGCAAGCCTTGGCTGGATCGGGTCAACGCCTCCCGGGGCAAGGGCCTGGCGAATGTCGGTGACACCGGCACAAGACGCGGCCAGGTCGCCTTCGCCAAGGGAGGCATCTGGGACCGCTTCAAGGGATCGGTGTCCTCGTCGATCAGCTGGGTGAAGAACACGGCCTCGGCGGTCGCGGACATAGTCTCTGACCCGATCGGTGCGGTCACTAACCTGGTGATCTCCCCAGCGAAGGAGCTCCTCAAGTCTGTTGGCTCGAGCTTCTGGGCGCAGACGGTGGGCGCGATGCCGCCCTTGTGGTTCGAGTCGCTGAAGAACCTCTTCAAGTCCAAGACCGAGGAGGCAGGCCTGTCCGGCGGCTCCGGCTTGGTCGGGGCCGCACGCAAGGCAATAGGTGTGCCCTACGTCTGGGGTGGCAGCTCGATCCCACCGGGCCTGGATTGCAGCGGCCTGGTCTACTGGGCTGCGAAGCAGCTCGGACTGGGCTGGCCGAGGCTGACTGCGGCCGGATACCAGTCCGGGTCGACGCCGATCTCATGGAACGCGGCCGTGCCCGGCGATCTCCTGTTCTGGGGTTCACCGGCGCACCACGTCGCCATCTTCGCCGGCGGCGGCAAGATGGTTGAGGAGCCTCGGGAGGGGCTGTCCGGCCGCGAGATCTCCATCTGGGGCTCCCCCACGGTCGGCCGCTACGGTGGCGCCCGGAAGTACGACGCCGGCGGCTGGCTGCCCCCGGGTGCGCACACCGCGGTCAACCAGACCCGCAGCCGGGAGGCGGTCCTGACCGCACGGCAGTGGTCGGATGTCTCCAAGCTCGCCGCCCAGGGGGCCTCGAACGAGGCTCTGCTGGCAGGTCTGGACGGAACTGAGGTCCGCCTCGTCGTCGATGACTCCACGGCACTGGACGCGCATGTTGAGGTTATCGCCGCCGGGGTCCTGGATCGCCGCGCACGGACTCTGGGAAGGGGACGACGCTGATGACCCGGACGAACCTCCTGCTCAACGGGGCATTCAGAAGCGGAGTGACCGGCTGGACTGCCGAGCAGGCGACGATCTCCGCAGACTCCGGGCGGATGAGGGTGATCCCGTCGTCGAGCTCGTGGACGGTGTCCTCGGACTCGACGCCGGTGACCCCGGGCCAGTGGGTGTCCCTGGCTGCTGACATCACCGCAGGCGATTCCCCGGTGGACCTGTGCCTACGGTTTGCCGGCACAGACGGCCCGGCACCGAGGGCATCCGCTCCCGCCGGGAACACGGGCCGCGTCGTCGTGACCGCGCAGGCACCGGCTGGCGCCACCACGGTGCAGGCTGCCCTGTCCGCTTCAACCGGCGGCGTGGCTGCCGCCTATCCTCCGCTCTCGTCTCGGGACGCGTGGGAG